GATAGATTGGTAGCATTATTGAATTTTTGCGACCAATTCTTAAACATACCTTATTCTTGTTCTTCATCTCTAAACCACTTCATACAAGAGACGTCCTGATATTCTCGATTTTGAGAAATTTGCTTTTTAAAGGTGAGTAGTTCATAAACAGTTTTACTTTCATTGTCTTTGAACCATTGTTCCACCTCCTGTTCACATAGACCCCTATTCTTCTCGAGTAGTTCACCAATCTGTCTTAAAATAAAAGCCTTAGACTTCATTATTTAATAGAGAAGGTTTTTCTATTGTGAGAACTCACACATGCATAGAATTGAGGATTCTTGATGACATTATCGATGATGAGTTTCCATCTCTTCCTCCCGTTAAACTCTTCAAGGGTGTCATAGCTCATGAAATCATTCTCATCATGGGTCTTTCGAATAGGTTGATTGTTCATCTTTTTAATTTGTGTTTTGTGTTTCTCTTCATAAAATTTTCGAATTTGTGATTGTTGTTCAGACCTATTGTAGTCAACAAAAAACACAAATACATTATATTCCAGGTCAACTGTCGGACTTTCTTTATGTATAAACTTAAACTCGGTATATTCTCCATTTTTTAGTGAAACAACCCCACGTGTCTCTTCTTCTAATTCCCTTAGTGCTGTTCGAAGAGGGTTATAAATCTCCCTTCGTCTACATCCTCCCGTCACGAAAATCCAATCTTTAAATCTCCAGTCCCTTACTGTGAGAAACCGTGGTTTCCCATCAGCAAAGCTAACCGGTACTGCAATTGCTTTGTACTTTTTCATCGCGCATTCGCAAGTTATAATAAGGCGATATGATTATTCCTCAGATTTTTCATCCACCTCCTCAACACTTTCGAGCTTCTTTTCTGGTACGGGAACGGGTACAACTGGCTCTGGGGGTGGGGCTAGGTGTCGAACGACCTGGGCTGAGAAACTCTTGAAATTATCGATATCCTGCTTAGTCTTGTTTAACTCCTTAAACAGAAAGATAATACCTAGAGCACAAATAATAGTTGCGACGACAAAGAGAGTGTCTTTATTCACGGGAACCATTTATAAAAGAAAATGTCATTTTCTTTTTAAGTAATTACACCCATCTTAGTCCTACCCGAGGATGGGCACTCATAGGGGCTCTGAGCAAACTGAACGGCTTCGTAATGCGCGTTTTCACATGATTTGCTTGTTGGTTGTGTAGGTTGACCAACAAACTTTTCAAGTGTCCTGGAGTTAGGATCGTACGTCAATACAAAAACGATGGCAAGGAGAAAGAATACTTTCCAAAACATCTTTACTAATTAGTTAGAATATAATAGACCACCCATACCATTCTCAATGCGAAGTACATTGTAGTTTACGGCATAGATGTTATCAGCAACACTCTGGTTGTCGTTAATGAGACGGGCAGAGTCGAGGCGAGAGAAGTTGAGGGTGCCAGTGGGCTGGAGCTTACCAGCATCGAGACAGAATGGGTAGAAGAAGAGCGTCTTGGCTGTACCCAAAGAAGCATTTGTGGTGTGGTAGTAGAGGGGTACAGTGGAGAAGTTGGGATCAGCAAACTTGTAATCCGCAACATCGGTACCGTTAATTTGGAGCTTGAGCTTGTTGTCATCGTTGAGGATGGCGAGAGCGGAGGCCTTCGCGGAAGCGAGGTACTTCACGGGGTGGTTGAAGTTGAGCTCCTGGATCTTATTGCCCGAGGAGATCGCCTTCTGGACCTGGGTGATGAGCATGTTCTGGGGCTCGGCAGCGAACATCTCACGCTCCTGGGTGTCGAGGTACGCGTAGTTCGCGTAGACATCCCACTTGTCGGTAGCCGCAGTGGAACCCCAAGTGATACGGAGCTCAACGTCGTGGTACTGAAGGGAGATGAGAGGGAGGGAAGTTTGCCAGTTCTCACAGAAGGCAAAGCGGAGGGGGTAGAACCGGTAGTCGGTACCACCCGCGGAGAAGTCCCCGGAAACAGACTTCGAGGAAGTAGTCGCCGAAAGGGTAGGGGCGATGAGAGTAGAGTAGGTGGAATCTTGTTCATCGATGACCTGACCACCGACGAGGAGTTCCACCTTGGAAATCTTGTTCATCCAATCCGCGGCGCTGTAAGCAGTAGCGGCGGTACCACTGTTGGGAACGAGGTACACATAGCCGAGCATATCACCCTTGCGCTCGAAGCGCACGGTGGACATACCGTTGTTCGAGACGTTGCCCTGAATGACCTGACGCTCGGTAGTTTGGGAAAAGTTAGTATGACGCTTATAGGTCGACCTGAAAAAGCTCACTTGAGGGTCGCCAACGAGGTGCACATCCTGGGCACCGACAGCTACGAGTTGGGCAATACCACCAGACATTTTATAATATAGTGAGACTTTATTTTTAAGCTTGGGGAGGGGACAATCGACTACGTCGATTTCGACGAGTGCTTCACACTCGATGTGGGAATCTTATCAAATTGGTGGTTGATAAGGTCTTTTTTTATGTTCAAGTCCTACGGACTTGGGACTCAGCCACAGTGGTACGTACACCCGACGAAGGCTGCTATGTGCACCGCATTCGTAGAATCTGTTTGGGCACCGGAAACATCCAGGTATCGTATCTTGTACGCCTTCTCGGTGGTACCAGATGGGTCATCTTCCCACTGGATCTGACCGTGTTCATCGAGGACGTTTACGAGTTCTTGGCGAACCTCGAGTTCCCAACCTTCTCGTTCGGTTTTGGATTCTTCTTTGGTAATCTTTTGGTATTTATCGTTTACAAATCGTCGATTTTCTTCAACGAGGTCTAAATATTCCTCTTCAGAGACATTGTTATACCTCACGTTGACCCAATAATTCACATTGGAAAGTTCCTTTCTGATGATTTGGACGGGTTGGGTCACTGGGTCAAAATCACAATCCATAGTGATCTTGGCGACTGTATAGTTTGCGAGGAACTCACTGTCTTGCTTCTGACCATAACCCGCAACGTTAGACGTTGTGATGTAATCCCCAGATTCCAAAGAGCCGTTGATGTTCGTTACCCAAATGGCACCTTCACCGACCGAGTTGATGTATACACGTGTATCACCCTTTTCCTTTTCTAAAACGCTCGTAAAAATACCAACTGTATCTTCGCGTGAATCTGGGTCTTCGGAAGACGATATGACCCCAAAACACTTTTTGTCTTTGACTTTTGTGGAGATAGATACGATTGGGAGGGACTCGTTAATGGTAATCGCATTCGACCCCGCCTCGATACCACCAGACATTTTGATATATTTGTTTTGGTCCGATGAGACGATGAGACCTTCAAGTTCTTCAGCTCTCACGAAAGGGGTGTCTTTTATGAAGGTTCTGTGCTGACCTGTAAAGTTAATGGCGGTCTCACTACCCGTACCCGCTAAGAATCCTACTGTAGTATCTCCGGAACCATAATTATTATAGCCCGCAAGTCTCATTAAGTATAAGCGGTCTGCATATGCACCATCCCAACCGAGTCTATTATAGTTGTTTCCTCCACTATTTGAGTCATGAGCAACACCGAGTAGTACAACACCATCAGTAAGAGAAGAACCTCTTGTCGTACCAGGACTACGGACTATTAAAGAAGGAAAATATGTTCCGTTATCAGTTCCAATGTCTTCTATAATTACTTGAGTATTCCGTGATTTAGCTATGTTTAAACTCTCTACAGGATTCGTCGTCCCGATGCCAACACGGCCATCGTGGTCTATACACATACGTTCATTGGCTGGCCCGAGAACATTATTATTGTTATTATCACCGTCAGTATAGAAGCATAAAGATGCGCTGCCACCACCTACACTCTCAAAACGACACCCAACCCCAGCTACTGGTCCGTCACCGGCACCACTAGTATCACTCGTATCAAACTCAAGTAGACCCCAAGGTTGTGTAGTGCTCCAATCACCAGCTCCTCTTCTATTATGTATCTTAAGTTTGATGGGGTCTGTGATATCACTACTAGCCGTCCCGGCGGAAAGTTGCAACATACATTCAGGATTATCTGTCCCTATTCCGACGCGTCCAATTTCGTCAATATGCATACGTTCTATCGCATTTGTATAACCGCTCGTAACACCACCAGTAAAAAAACGTATACCACTAAGAGTAGTGACCGAATTCTTAAAATCTAGATAATTATCTTTCTGCATAATAGCACTTTCTGCAATGCCACCATCCTGCCGAAACTCGATGCTGGGATTATCATTCTCATTATTATTGTCTGTATCCGCTTCCAAAATCAAAACACAATTACCGCTGGTTCCAGATGATATGTGCAAGTTTCCATCTGGAGCATTCGTCCCGATACCGATGCGGCCATTGTTTTTGATCACAAATTTTTTTTTAGTAGCAGCATCTAACCGATCAATAGTAAAATCACCGGCAAATGAATCACTTATATTGGCGGCCATGTCCCATGAATTAGTGTCATTTGCTCCAGACCTAAATAACACTGCCGGTGTTTCTCCGTTACCATTTTGAGTACTAAGTCGTCCGGAAACACGGAGACCACCACTCACCCAACGTTGTTCTGAAAGTTCGACATCAGCTATATTAACAAGCTGAGCAATGTTTGCAGATGTACCAGAAACATCTGTACCACCCGTATTTTTAAGAGCAAAAGTGGAGGTACCGGATGTGAATGATGTAGTGCGTGTGACAACGTCAGCCGCGTCAGTCAGGGCAGAATACCTGTATCCACCACGCATATAAATTACAATGTAATCCTGATAATTTCCAGTTCCCTCATAAAGTCCCTGAAATCGATGTTCATCGGCGGTAAATCTATTAACATGAACGTCATACAACGGATTATGGTCTGAATAGCCACCACCCCTGGCGTAGCCAATTAATGTATTTTCGTTAAAAGAATCTGACCCACTCAAAGATTCACCAAATATTTTGAAGTGAACTGGGTACATGTCCGGTAAATCTGGGTTTCCTTCAGCCAACGGGTGTTTGAATTCAATTGGGTAAAATATAGTATTAGACTGTGCGGTCAAATTAATTTCCCAGCGTCGCTGAGGATAAAGTTCCTTACCATTTTGTCCTATTGTTCCGTTCACATCTAAAGTGTATTGAGGATCATTCGTCCCGATACCGACCTTGCCACCCCCATTTGTAGCTACGACTGTCATCACATCGGTCTCATCTGGTGATTGAATATTAAACTTTTTACCAGAATTTAAGGAACGTAAATTTAATTGAGTTACGGCATCAGCGCCACCCTGTTCAAATACCCACGGTCTTTGTGTACCGAGTGTCAGAAGATGCCCCCTCTGTACAGGGTTATGTATATATAGACCGTTTCCGGCACCAGAGATTACGGGATCGGTTATATCAATTAGGGTAGATCCTATACCGACGGTGCCACCCACCGAGTCAACGAAGAGCTTGTTTGTACCCACCGCCACATTCGAATCAAACCTCGTAAAAGGTGCGGGTGTCACCTGGACGAGATCCGTCGTAACGACAGCGGAACCCGTGTTTGTTGGGTAAAAGGTTGTGTTATTAATACGCTGGGACACTTCAGCACGCCAGAATATATTTTGACCACCAGGGATACTGTACCCAAACCGCACAACCCCTCCTGTACCACCACTATACAAATCACTTGCATTTGTTCTATACACAACGGGGGTAATGGGTCCACGTTGGTTTCTGTAATCGTATATCAAACTTGCATTCGCCGCATTAGCTCTTGTATAGAAAGAATATTCAGCTTCACCCATAACTGTACCTTGACCATGTTTGATGTAAATTTTGACGTGTATGTTATTCGTATCCGATGCGGTACTCATATCCAGGTATCCAATTTCATTATCATTGGCTGTAGAATTACCCGTGAATACGGTCGTATTGGTGTTATCGTACGTAAATTTACTTCCACTGACAGCCAAGTTTGAGGAAATCTCAACATCTCCTGAAAAGGCTTGGACATTCGTCTGTGCCATTTATAAGTACTGGACAATTTTTTTAGGAGGCTGGGGCGCTCCTAAAAAAATTGTGTGTTCTTTAGCAGTCTGAGACGCTCAGTACCCGAAAGTTATAACATCCGTGGACCCTTCGGTGATTTTAGTCACTGCACCACTCGCATGGGCTGAGATATATTCGATGAAAATATTGTAATTACCAGCAGCTGCCATATCGGTTGTTGGTGCGAGGGCTACAGTTGTGGTAGTTGCAGCAACTGCACTGTTCCATGGATTTGTACTCGCACTACCAAATACACTGGTAGGACCCTTTGCGATAGTTAAGGGTGTTCCTCCTATTCTATTACCACCCCCACACTCCATCGAAAGTGTACTGACTTCATCATCACTCTCAATGAGATGTGCTACAATCTTGGCATAGAAGACGTGGGCAGAAAATGTAATTTTAATTGTGGAATCCGCAATATTTTGACCACTACTGAGAGCTCCTGTAAAGGAGTAGGTCTTCTTTGTCACCTGTCCAGTATTGGTGATGAGACCTCCTGTGACATAGGCACGTTCCCCGACGTACACATCCTTCGCAATACCGACACCACCAGCTGCCTTGAGAG